AGGTATCATATTATCTAGTTCTTCTAAACTATATTTATGGTGTTGCATCAATGCAAAATTAGTTTTATAATAATTATATAGACTCTCGTGAGAGAGTCCTATTCTAAAAAACTTTGCAGGCCCTCCAGTAACACCTCACTCTTTACTCCAGTTTTTGGATTTGTAACTTCAACAACATGACGAACTTTTGGCATTGTGTTAAAAAATTGCATAACATTTTCAAATTGTTCCGTATTCAAACTATCCACAAAATCTGAAATTTCTTCTGTTTTCATATCAATACTATTAATAATTTCATCTCCATTATGGACTTCTAATATACATTTTTTTAACATTTGAAAAATTCTACTAACTTCATTTGGATTTATTTCAGTAAATTGTACATCTGATATTTGTGGATATTTCATTATCATTTTAACATCATCTGTAATATCAATAATATTTTTATGAGTTTCATCAATTTGAACTTCAACATCATTTAAGTCCAAAGTTGTATTGACATAAGTTATTCCGTCATCTGGACACAATAGATTTAATTGTATAATATCCCCTACAGATTTAGCTCTTATTTTTAAAAATAAATATTCTACATCAAAGACTGGAAGATTAGTAACATTGAGATTTGTGCAATTCTCAATCATTTGTATCATATTATCTATGGTTTCTTTTTCATCATCACTTTGTTGAGCCATCAACAATAGTTTTTGTTCTTTTACTAAAAATGGTCTGAATTTAACTTCATCACCAGTAGATGGTAATGTCAATCTGTGTGTCGGTATATTTAGTTTTGGTAACGCCATAATTATTCATCCTTTATAATCTTCTCAATACACTTGGTATTTGCGCTGTTAATTTTCTTGTTACTGTATTTTTTACTGAGTCTACTATTCTTGTACCTAAAGATGTACCAGGCTGATCTTCTATAGACCTCCAATATCTATATGTCCATGTAACACTAAGTTTTTGTATGTCTGTTGATATTGATTGATTTACTGATAAGTCTGCAACAGTTTTTGGAAAACATTCTATTAGTTCACATCCATAAGTTCTGTCATCTCTTTCATCTAATTGAAATATTTCTATTTTACCAACATAGTCATTATAATATCCTAATGCAAATCCACCTTCTTCTGATGAAGCTGCAATTTTCTGCCATGCATCAAAGAATCTTTTCTCTCGTAAATCTGATGAAAGATAAAATGTTGATGTTATTTCTCCAAAAGTCATTCCAGAAACAACTTCTTTTTCTGGGCCATATAGATTAGTGTCTGGTGCAGATACTAAATTTGTGCCAGGTATTGCAAAACTTTCACAATTGAATATGGTTTGTCTTAATGTGCCATCTACACTCAATCCAGCAAATATATCAACAAACGGATTTGAAAGATTTAAAGACCCAGTTCCACGAACACCAGAGGGTGGTATAATCATTATCTCGAAACGATTTGTTCTTGCATACCCACCTTTTCTACCTTGACCCAAAAATTCATTTAGAGCTGTAAATCCAGCACCTTTTACTAAACTTTTAATACTGAAACCACCTGCCATTAGATCATTTTCCTACTGTCTGCATAAACCTCAG